CTTCTATAGGTGTCATGAATTCATAAAGTTAATTTTTGCAGCTGCATTCATACCTGCTAGGTTTTCATTAAAAAACTTCCAAAACTCTTTATTAGCGGGTATTACTTGAATTAAATCACATGCAACCATATTAATGCATCGGTAATCCTGCATAAAAATATCCCATGTTATAACAAGATTTTTGGCAGTTGGGTCAAATTTAGGCATTCTAATAGCACGCTTATAATTTAGTGCTAATATACCTTCTGTGCTTCCTAGTAAGGATAATGAATTGGTACACAGCATACGTCTTGTTGCTGGTGCACCGGGTTTTGGTCTCTTACGTAAAAACTTAATCTCTGCGACGTTGTTTAGTAGAAGACTTTTTATTGTGGGAAGCGACGCTTTCATTATCATCAGCTCTCATGGAGCAAATACCAAATATACGCTGTTCGTTAAGGAAGATACCTCTCTTAAGAGTTCCATATCCATCAACATCTAAATTAGCTACAGGTACGCCAAGATTATTTGGAAAGCATACATAGTCATTAACCTTTGCATATTTAACATTAGGTCCTGCTAGAATAACTTGACCAATTCTCCATGCCTTAGTATCTGTATTAACAGGGACATGTAATCCATTACGAATGATGCTTGTGCCATCTGTAGATTCATCTACAAATGTACAAAGAAGAATGTCGTCTAGTACTTGTTTAAGATTATATCCGTAGAAAACTGAATTAAAAGAATTCTTAGGAAGTGAAGAAAAGTCAATTAAGCTCTTCGGGACGGGTCCAAGCATGTCTATATCGGCTACCATATACGTTTAATTAGGTTGTTTTTTTATAAATGCAATATATTCTATAATTTCTCTCTCTGATAGTTCGAGATTTTTCGCTAATGGTTTAATATTCTCATCTTGGTCTTCTTTCTTTTCTTTTACCTTTTTAATATAAGATATTTTTTTATATGGTGTCTTTGGAAAGACTGCAAGAAACAAATTATATAAGTCCTTCTTATTATCAAATATACCAAGATATTTGTTTAGTATATTCGAATGCTTTGCAACCGTTGGTGAATGCATACTCAACCAACGGTTGACAATATACGGTTGAAATTCGGCCTCTTGATCTACAGTAGTAAGCTTATCGTTTTTTTTAAAAAAAAGAATATCACCAATAAAATCAAATATAGTCATTAGCTAATGACTTTTGTAGTAGCAAGAAAGATATCCTCTACCATAGCATAGAAAGTCTCAATAATATCCTTCATAAACTGTGTTGTCTCTTCATTACTAAGTTTAGTAGAATATGCAAACGCCGGCGCCTTTTTACCAGCTTCTACATTAATGCCTGTGTGACCTAGAGCGACATTGTTTTTAGAGTAAGTAATACTTACGCTACATTTGCCCTTCATCTGCGTAACACCACCTTGTGTGTGTTCCTTGTGTACAATAAGGTCATCACCATCAACCTCAATAGGTGCTTTAAGGTATTTTGCACTAAGAATATTAGCAATTTGCGTATTAAAAAGACGTTGAAAAGATACAGCACCGAATGGATCGAGATTAGGTATCTCCCAACAAAAATTAATTGCATCGTCACTATAGATATAGTCAGCATTAAGAATATCTTCACTATCAATCATTCCTTCTGCCTCCACTTTCATAGGAGCTCTAAAAGCTACAATATTACCGATCGGTAGAGTATTTTTACGAAAATACTTGTAAGCAAAGCGTGAATGGATAAGATCGCCGTCGTATAGAGGAATTTCAATAATCATACTACAATTATAACCACAGATTATAGAATATCAATATTTTTTCTTGCAAGAATAGTTAATCCATTATTATTTGTAAATACTTCCTTAACTATCCAATTACTACCTTCTTCAGTTTGCAGGAAGTCATTTATTGCGTTATTGAGACCACTTTTAATACCTGTTGTGACAAGGTTGCTCATTTTTACATCAGCACCAACACCATAAAATGCCTCATCATTATACCCATAGCTTACTGTATCGTGCAAAATAATATATTTAGAAACATTTTTACTATGTGTGTTTAATTCATTTAAAAGCTGAAAATATGTATGTAGTGTATCGATAAATAAAAGGTCTGTTTTTTCAATATTAACTTTAAGTGTATCATCTTGATGGAAGATAAAGTTTTTATAGGATGTATAGAAATTAATTATATCTATATCTTTATATAAATCATAGCTTATAAGCTTATCAGGTTCAGCTGCAAGAAGGGCGGATGTACTTTCTCCATGTCTTGTGCCGAATTCCGTAATGTGTTTGCAGAGCTTTGCGTATCGATATAATGTTTCAAGATGTTCATTAATATCGCTTGGTTTTTGTTTGTTGTCATTAAAACGCTGTTGAATTAATGTCGTATTATCTTTAGTTAAGTTTAACTGTTCTGCTATCATATTCCAAATTCCAGTATCAATCTTTACTCTATTAGGTTCAGTTCGCATACCATTTTTTATTCTTATCTGCGGATATGTTAATGCGTTGCGTAGGTTTTCAATATCTGGGAGTTCTGTGAGTGTGCTATAATCGTATCTATCTAAATACGTCATTGGTACATTTAATGTTTTGAGTATTCGACCTATTACTACATCATCTCCTATACTACAATCAGGCATACCATTGATTTGTATAAAATCGTAAAGTTTATATAAAACATCTTTAGAAAAGATAATACATGCACCTGAAACAAAATCCCAAGTAGGCTCGTAAAACCCCATATAAACATTATCTGTTTTAGTCTTAAGCTCTTCTTTTATCTTATCAATGTTTATAAATGTGGAACTATTTACTCGAATAATAAAATCATACTCATTAAGTACATCGCTCTGCACTGCGTGCATAAGTTTAGCTAGCATCATCGGGCCTCCATCTACATTAAACGGATCACCTATATCAGGTGAATAATGATTTAAATTTTTTTCACTTTTATTATCCTTTGTAGTATCTGTACCATTATATAAAAAATAATAATGTTCGTTTTTACTCTCTAAGTATTGTCGTTTAACTCTATCAAACGAATTCCAGAGAGGTGTATCGTGTGTTAGTACTAATGTACAGATATTCACGATATTAGTTGAGGTAGCCCCCAGGTAGTTTCGTTATTGACCCTATATGTTAAATTATGCACATCTGGATGAGGATTAAACTGTTTTTCATTATCAGGTAAACGTATGTGATGAATATGATAAAAATCATAACCAATAACAGGAGTTAAATCTTCATATTTGTGTCGTTGTCTCAATCTATTAACAAATTCTATCTCCATACAGTTAAAATAAATATATCTTTCATCGTAGCCTGTACTATCAAACCACATTGCACGCGGTACAAGAAGTACCCCTATCGCGCACCCTGCTGCATCCCATTGCAGCCCTGCGTTCGGATTATACGCACCGTCAATACTCAATACACCGTCAAGTAAATCTGCTCTCTTACAGAGATAGTGTGTGTCTTCTTGTGCTTGATTTGCATCAAAAAACCATTTTAAAAAATTGGGTCCAATCATTGTATCCTGATCAATACGCGCAATAAATTGCGCATTACTAATACGTGCTGCGTGATTTAATGCGTGTACTTCTGATATCTTTGTGGGAAGAGTATTTGCAATTTCCTTTGGAATATATACAAACTTTAAGTTGTCATGTCTAATATCAATTACATGTTCGATTTTCTCTTCGGAAGCCCAATCAACAATAGTAATAGACCAATCAGTGTAATTTTTAAGTATATTAATGTTATGTGTGAGTGATGTACGCAAACGGTGCATGGGATCACCACAATAACCATCGTTTTTGGAGCATATAATAAAATTAATTTTCATTGCTAGTAATATATAATATTATGCCTACTATATGCAATTAAGTTTTAAGTAGGATGTGTGGTTTGTTTGTTTTTTCAGGCCGACGTAGATAATCATAATACCATATATTTTCATCTTCTAGTTTTATTTGCTCCCAGAGTTGCACTATATTAGTAAAATATAGTGCAATTATACCTTGATCGTTTGTTCTACTGATTGGATATTTTTCAGCTAGCGATAAAAGATTTGTAAATGTATCGTTTTTTATAATTTCTGTAT